ATGAAGATATTTAATTCGATTTAACCTTTGATTCTCCGTCATCTTATTTATTATATCAGAGTTCCTTAGCGAATGCAGCTGACTCGATAGCATCTACAGAGTCAACTCTAAATGAGCGCCATCCCTCTGCTTCAATATCATACACACGTAAAGACTTCTCTGTATTATAGGTAAAGGTACTACCCTCTTGAGGATGTTCACTATCTGGAATTCTATCCAAACTAGTAGTACACTTCATCTTTCTTTTTTCTCCGTTCTTTTTCGTAAATTCGACAATAAGAATGTCTCCTCTACCCAATATATGTTTAATTTCTCTAAGCATTTATTATAGTTGTTATTGTTTTCTTCCAGACTGCAGTCTTACCTCTTCCGAACTTAACTAACTTACCAGAGTCAACGAGCTCTCTAAGAGCTACGTAAGCCTGCCCCTTAGTTAAGTTAAACTTAGACATAATACCTTCTTCTGAAATTGTTGGAGGATCCATAGCCATAATACCCTTATGTAGTTTCTTTTTACGGCCAGCTTTCGATAATACTTTCTCCTTAGATTTTTTACCAACCATCTCGAAACCTTTACGTCCGATAGTAGCCTCTATATCGCAAGTAGATCCGAATCGATTCTTGTAAGTAGAGATAATACGAGTAGTATCATCATCGCTATCAGTATCATGACTTATCATAATATTAACATCAACCGAATGTGGAACTAGAGTAGAGCCTTTAAGCTTACCACCCTTAGTAAGATGCATCACGTATATTAAAGCGCACTCTGAATCTTTAGCTTTCTTTCCTAAAGTATATACAGCATACCTCTCTAGCTCTCTGCTATTCATCTTCTTACTCGAAGTAAGAGCCTGAAACGAATCGATAACAAGTATATCTAAATTATCCATAGCGTTGGCTAGAACGTCAATATCAGTTTCATTAGCAATACTTACGTTCTCAACTTCTAGACGCTTACATGTAAAAGCTAACTGAAAGGTATTCTCTTCACCAGAAGCATAACCAACTGCGTAACCATTCTTCGAGAGACTCTCTAACATCTGAAGGAGAAGAGTAGTCTTACCACACCCAGCCTGCGCAGTTAAAGTCGCTGCAGATCCAGGTAAGATACCCTTACCGAAGATCTCATCGAACTCAACAATACCTGTTGACATCCGCTTGAAGTAAATATCCGGGATAGTAATCTCAGATACTTTCGTAAATTTAGTTGAATTGATTCCTAAGTTCATAATTGTCGTGCTTACAATATAATTATATCAGAGTTCCTTATGGATCTACCACGCGAAATGAGGCTTCGAGTAATGCTTTTCAACCATATCATAATGAAGCTTGAGAATCTCCTCCTCTACAATCATATCTTCCTTAAAATCTCTCATTTCCGGATGAGTGAGACCATGCCTTGATGCATAATCTAAATCTTCTGATGTGAGAAATGCTCTAAGTTCCCGTTTAGGAGCTTTAGTTAGAGTATCTCCGGGCTTAAGGTAGCCCATTTCAATTAAATCCTCTCTTGTTGGCTGCATATCAATATTATACGATAGTTCCTTCTGTTCTCCATGCATCAAAAGTAGCTTTAAAAGGCCTATCTTCAATATTCTCTACAAGCTCGAGCATTTCAGCTGCGAGATCTCTAATTTCCTTTTGAGCATACTTACTTTTCCGTAATTTAATAAAGTTCGCAAATGCTCTCATGTTAAAAGTAACATCCGCTTGTATCTGGCTATTGTATGTCTTAAAAAAACGTGCGCTCTCCTTTGCGCGAACTCTACCTAAACTAGGCTCTAGAGCATCAATGCATTGGTGATATAATATGTTACCTGTCTGTACAAAGTCTGCTAATTTTGTTTGCCAATGGGCATCCCAATCATCTGGAATAAAGTATTTGTCTTCTTTTAGTTCTTTGTACCTCGCGCTTTCAGCGTTAATCGAAGCCAATCTATGCTTAATAAGATGAATATGACTGGCAATATCACAATTAACAAGGAAATGGACTGTACCTTTCTCAAAAGGAGTCTCGTGTCCATTGCTCCAAAGCATGTTGATAAGTTTCGGGATTCTTTGCTTTTTCTTTTCATCTAATTCTCTACTGGTTGAAGTCCAAGCGCTGCATGCTATAACCTCATCGCTACCATAATAACCTAATAATTCTACAGTGTTGTTCATTTAAAGATCGTAATTATTTCTCTTCAACGTCGAAGGATTCTTTAAACTTTTTATAAGTTATTACCTCTGTACTATTAGAGTCAACCTCTATACCGATATCTTTGGCCCAATCGCTTGGTGTTTTTTTCGCGAATGCTTTATCATAGTTATTAAGATAAAGCTCGTTAGGGGGATCTGACTTAATAAACTTACCTGTTACGTCGTTTTTCGCGACGTTTATATTGCTGAATGCCATAACTTATAATAATATATCTACACGCCTTATCAACTTATAAGTCCTTCCAATTAGTAATTATATCTGCAGGAGAGTTAGCCTCTAAGTTATTAGCAAGCGTCTGAATCAAAGGTCTCATCTCATCAAGCTCCTCAACAAGACGCTGAGCGTAACGAGCATCAGTCTGAGAGAAGTCTCTCACATCATTCATCAGTAGAGCCTCTTGCAAGTCTTGCATAAAGAAGAACGCATCCCTAACGTAATGCCCACTAATCATTCGACGACCTTGCTTATCTTTTCTAGCTGCCATACCTAATTATATTAGAGCTCCTTACGCGCAGACATTCTTACTAAAATTCTTAACAGCACTACGAGCACCTTTCGGGCAGAACCTATCCTTATTCTCTCGCCAAGTCTCAGCAGACATAATCTCAATCTCGGCACCAACCTTACCAGTATAAACCATACGACCTTTCGGAGGCTCTACAGGGTTCTCATTAGCGCATCTAATACAATTACTAAAGCCGGCTTCTACACGAGCCGGTCTAACAAGGCAACCACAAGCACAATATACAATCTTCATTACTCTATAATTGTACGAGAGTTCCTTTACCTTTTAACTACCTTTAATACTATATCTATTAGACATAGCCATAAGCGTTGGAGCCCATAGACCCACAAAGATACCTAATGACTTATCAGTATTTGTAGTATACAGATAGATAGAGGCTAGTACAGATGCTAGTGATGCGATAAAGAACAGTTGTGATTTTTTATTATTCATGCTCTGATTATAATATCTAAACTAATAGAGGCAACATAAAAACCCTCTGCAGAATAATCCACAGAGGGTTAAGTTATATTAGTTTAGTTTAAAAGAACTTACTAAAGGAAATTCCAGTAAGTGTCTCATCATCTGAACCAGCGTAAATAGTGCCAGCTGTATCCGATGCAACATCTACAAACGAAATGAAAGGTGTAAGAGTTACTCCTCCGAAGTAGCTATCGAACTCATAATCTTTACTAACAGTAAACTGTGTATGTGTAAATTCTGACTCTTCAAAGCTGTAACCAACAGTAGCAGTTACATCAACTAACACTTCATTGTCTTGCACAAATGGGAATGGATCAACGGAGCGCTTAGCAGTAAGTTCGAAGTAACCTAATCCATTACCTTCAGTAGCAAAGTACTGAGTACCTACCACATCAGCAAAAGAAAACTCTTTAGCTAATGAAACTCCAATTTCACTAGTTACATCACCGACAATATCTGTTCCACCTGTATAGCGCTTATAAGCTACACCTGCTGTAAACTCACCAACTCCCTCAAAAGAAAAGTCGCGAACTAAACCAACAGATAGGTTAGTGTTATTAAGCTGAGTGTTATCAGCATAAGAGAAAGAAGCCTCTAGGCGAGCAAAATCAAAATCATAACCGGTAGAAAGACCAGTTACTTTATCATCCTCTCCAAATGTAGCGCCTCTCCAGACGTCTGTGCTTCTATAGGTTGAAGATACCTCAATAGGAGGTATAGTGCTTGGCCATCCGGCTGTAATTTCTGATTCAACATCCGCAGATACAAAACCAACTGCGGCCAACGTAGTTAATAATATTGTTTTTAACATATCACCATTATTGTATAGTACAAAAGCGTACATGCAACTTAAAAATGGCTCCGGAGGTAGGGTTCGAACCTACGACCTAGTGGTTAACAGCCACCCGCTCTACCGCTGAGCTACTCCGGACTATGCAATGATTTAATAGTCAACAGATGTAAATCAATTACTTTTTCTTTAGGAATCTAAAAGGATTCTTTGCGAAAGCTTTACCTAGTTTAACAACACCTTGAAGTATCTCTGGGGAAATAACACCTACCATACCGTATATTAAAGCTTTATGTAGGTCTACCATAGGCATATCTCGTATAAAAGACCATACGACTGTAGTTAATATAGCAGCTGATACTATTTTCTTAAACGCAGTCCATATAGTATTTTTTTCTTCATCTACTAATATACGCGCGACCATAGTTGCCGTTCCAAGAAGAACAATAATCCATCCTCCTGCTAAAAACTCTTTTAGAATCGATTTTTCTGGTTCCATAAGACAAACGTACTAATATTTATATATATTAGTTAAGGTTTATGAAAGTATCTCAGTTATTTTTGCTTTTAGCAACAAAGTCCATAATCTCGTAATGGAAGTCCTTCTCGCTTATATTATCGTTAACGTTAATATAACCTACAGGTGTATCGTTACTCTGTTGATATACGAATATCCTGTTAGTTTCTTCTTCTAGTACAAAATCGAAATTATCTATTTTACCTCTCATTTTTTTATTTATATTATTTAGCCATTAATGGTAGTAGCTTCATTACTATAGACATTTTTAACACTGGGTTAATATCTATTGCTTGACCTATTTCTCCATTTATTATATTACAAAGCTTAAAATATTCAACGTATGGTTCATCATACTGATTAAATTTATATTCTATATGTACAAATATACCATCCTTACCAGTATCGGTAGGGTAAGTATCCGTATAATGTAATATATATCTCACGACCCATGCTAACTAATCTTACTAAGCTTTAGGTCCTTAAACTGCTCTTCCATCTTCATAAAGGAATCGTAATATTTTATAAATTGTGTAGTTAATCTTTCCATTTTACGAGCATCTATCTCTTCTTTAGAAAAGTAATAAGCCTTCCAGGTCTTAAGACTAGCCGTACTCCAGAAGTTGAATAGATTATTCTGAATACAATGCCTAATCTCGTGTAAAAGCGATCCAAATATATACCTCTTATTAGCCTTTGCTGTGTCTAGCTCTATTTTATAGTCTCTTATCGAGATAGGAGTACAGAAGGAAGTTCCTCGTACTTTACTTTTATGAATAGTAACAGATATATTTAAATACTTTTTATGATTAAACTCTAACATATTAGTTAGTAACGTTTCAAAAACATTAAAGTTAATTCCGGTTTCTTTCTTAACACTAGCCGACGGTTGTAATAATATCATCCTATTTTTTTAATAACTGGTTCGTAATAACCTTCTTGAAGAAGTTTCTTTTGAGCAATATTAGCATCATCTATATTATCGATATGTTCCTTTAGGAATCGTAAGATACCGCCTTTATCATCTCGGTATTCAATAACAAATTTACCAAAATCAAAGGGCTTTTTTGGAAACCTCTTCTTCATACTATTATTATATCACAGTTCCTTCTTAAATCAACTAATTAAAAAGTAACTCCCTCAAAATTGAGACTTTCCAGTTGATGATGAAGGTCTGAATCAAGCTTATAAATTTGTTGCATCTGTTCTTCTCCTGAGCCTTTTAAGCGCTTCCCATCGCGATCCCATGATCGCATTTTTTTGTAACGGATACCAGCATCCCATATTAAAGACATCTGTACTTGACCATTATCCCAAAAAGATATAAACGGTCCATGCATAACACCATCTTTTATTTGAGCTTTAGAATATACTTCACCGTTAGGATGAAGCCTAATGGTGTTCCCAGTAATTAATTCACCGGCTTTATCGCGAAACGTTGGAGGGTGAACAAAAATATTAGCTACAAGATCTTCACTGTTGTATTGTTTACCTGTAAATACTGGCTCTCTTTTAAATACAAACGGAGCCCCCAGAAACACTACTACTAATAATATAACTAATACAATCCATTTACTCTTCATAAATATATTTTATGTTATATAGCAACAAAATCAACTAAATAAAGGTATGTTCGAAGAAGTTATACTAGAAAACTCAACAGAGCGAATCGCTAAGCTCTATGGTCCAGCGGCGCGCGCCGCAGATAATCCTGATACGGGAGTAGAGATAAAGAAAAAAGCTGCTTATTACGTTATTAGAGACTGTGCAGGAATTACGAGAAAGTATCTATCGATTCACGTATGGGGATTATTTGATGATCCTATTCTCGACCTTAAAGGTAAGTTTACTAGCAATGATGTAAAGAGCTTTTTAAAGCGGGCAGAGACTGATACAGAAGCTAAGCTTTTAAAGAAGCTAATACTAGCTGACATAAAACAAAAGTATGAAGTAGTTCATACATCAACCGGTACAACTGCTATCAGTTATGAAGCTGATGCAGATGACATATACTCATACTATGAAGAATATGAAGAAGGTCTTGATGATAAAGATGAATCAGATGATAGTGAGGAAGAAACTCTTACTGATGATCAATTAATACTTAAGTATCTATTCTAAAATAAATCTATATGCTTCAAATATTTACCTAAGTAGTAATCAACCGTTTCAGATAAATCAAACTTTTGCTGATTAGCCACAGCGTCTAGATTATGCTTTGTAGATATAGCGTACTTAAAGTCATGACCTGCTCTATCTTCTACAAACTTAATATATTCTTGTCTTCTATATCGTGGTACCTTTCCTACAACTGTTTCTATAATTCGATCAATTAGATCTAAATTAGTAAATTCTGCACTACCAGGTATGTTATAAAGTTCTGCAGCATCTTCCTTATGTAGGACTTCTATAATGGCTTTGGCGTGATCACGCGCGTGTATCCATTCGCGAATATTATCACCTTTACCGTATACTGGAATGGGTTGACCCTGAGCTAGAGATCTTATAACTGTTGGTATTAGTTTCTCGTTATGCTGCCTTGGTCCGTAGTTATTACAACATCTTGTTATAGATGCATTTAGACCATATGTTGTAATGTATGACTGCACGAGTAGGTCAGAGCTAGCCTTGGATGCCGAGTAAGGTGATCTAGGCTTAAGAGGATGCTCTTCAGTAAAGGGCTCCTCATCGAGCTGTAAATGTCCATATACTTCATCAGTTGAGACGTGAACCATTCTAGCATGGTCCTCCTTGCATAGCTCAAGTACATTTGCTGTACCTATAACATTACTATCAACAAATGCTAATGGATTAGTAATAGATCTATCGACATGTGATTCGGCTGCTAGATGTAAAATATAATCAACTCTACCTAAAAACTCTGTAAAGCATGAGCTCGATATATCACGTACCATATGTGTTAATCTTGGGTCATTTATAGGTATATGCTTTAGATCAGCACCTACTCCCATCTTATCAACACAAACAACCTCTATATCAGCGTTCTCGTCTTTAAGTAACTCTTCTATAACATACGACCCAATAAAGCCGCAACCCCCAGTAACTAAATATCTTTTACTCATGCTCTAATAATTTTGGATTCTGTTTAATAGTTTGCTTCGTGATAAGGTCTTTTATTTTTGTAGTCGACCATTCATGTGATCTAGTTGTATACACTACCTCCGGAGGTAGATCGTCACCTGTAAAAGGCTTTCCGATATAATCTTCACCTAATATACGTACTTCAGGCTTAAAGAACACAATTAACTCTCTAAGCTCTTCTTCTGACTGATAGAGGTATACTTCATCAACGTACCTGATGGCCATTAAGGTCTTATAACGTTCGTAGTATGGTATAACAGGCTTGTACTTTGTATAGCGAGTAGCTGACGGGTCTTTTTGTAAGAATATAATAAACCTATCACTATGTCTTTTCGCTTCCTCAAACGTATAAATATATCCGGGATGCAATAGATCGAAGTTTCCTGCTGTAAAACTTGTAATAGTTTTATCAGGGGAACTATTCTTAAGTTTTTTATACAGGGGACTTTTCATATATTAATGTAAGAGCTTCAGACTCAGTCATTGGTTCAAAATCGTATCTTTCTTTAAGCTTTGTAATATCTAATGTACAATTAGATCTATTCGCTTTAGTATTAAGAGCAGCGAAGTCGACAAACTTCCAATTAGGGTTACCTTTATCTGCGGCTTTCATAAACTCTATAACTCCTGCTGTATCTAGAGCATCTGGATTAACTAAATGAAGTATATCATTTTGATAACTTCCATCATTAATATACTTCTTAATGAACCTACATAAATCTGGTATATATGTTTTAGAGTTCTTAAAATTAACTAGATTATCATACTTACGAAGCTTTGATAACACCGATCTTTCTGATGTAATATCATTATCGAACGGCATCCGGATTCGTATAGTTAAGCCATAATCACCAGCTGCTAATTCATAAGCATGCTTTGATTTAGAGTAAAAAGATGACTCAACATCGAACAATCCGTAGTTAGGCTCATCTTCTTCTAACCAATCTTTTTCATACCCGGTAAAGATACACCCAGAGGAAATATGGATGTATGGTATTTGCGATGCTTTACAGACTCTATTTACATTTACTGGACCTAATACATTTAGATCCCAGCACTCTTTCTTCTTATCTTCTGCTTGATCAACATTAGGCCGGCCTGTAAATCCTGAGCAGTTTATAACATAGTCAATTTTACTTTTGGATAAAAAGGCTAATAGCTTGTACTGCTTGTTGTAATCTAGATCAGCTCGACGTAAGACTGTAACGTTATGATCACTCTTTAAACTATTACTTAAATGAGTTCCTACGTAACCACCACCCAAGATGCAAATATTCATATATAAATATTAACATGGAACGGTAGTATAATCAACTGCTTTTCTTCTTCCATTGCTGTCTTTTCGGACCGCGTTTCTTATATTTTTTGTTCTTTATCTTCTTACACGCAGCGTGTGTTGGTCTACAAGCAGGGTATGAAGAGCCTTTCTTACCAGCTTTCTTTCTACCACATGGCCCGCCTGTCTTACAGTTGACCCATCCTTTAAACTTCTTACCAGTCTTCTTATCTGTACGAGTCTTAAACCAATCTCGTAAGTTCTCTAACAATTCTTTTTGAGTCATTTTATGTTACCGCCTCTATTTACACATTTCTGAACATAGCCGGATGCATAAGCAGAAGGCCATACATCATACTTACGCTTAGCTTTAGCCTGGCATTTAGCACGAGTCTTAGATACTTTCTTCTCAGCATCTTCAACTTTTTTGCGCTTACTCCTATATACATCAGCTGTTGCAAAGTGAGCAACCTCGAGAGCAGCCTTACCAGCTAACTTAGCAGTACCTAAAGCAGCCTTCCCAGCTAACTTAGCAGCACCCTTACCAATCTTCTTAGCAGTCTCATTATCCTCAGCATATTCTTCAGACTCAGACTTCTTTCTCTTACCACCCTTCATGTTTGCACACCAGTGATACATTTTCGCCTTCTCTCCGCTAGCGTTCTTAGCTTTCTTACGGAGCTCTGTTACTGAACCATTACAACTAGCTCCAGACTTTTTAACACGACCTGGACGGCTCTTACCTTTAACCTTACCGTCAGCGTAATTCTCTATGTAAAATGACTTAAAATCTTTCACGTAAATATTTACTCTTCTATATAGAGTTTTTCAATATACTCTTTAATTCTTTCGTAGTTATACTCACCCTCAACAACGCTAAGTTCTATTTGATCTACGAAACTATTAGCTAAGAAATCCATCTCTTCATCTTCAACCTTCTCTAATGCATCTCTTACTGCATAAAGGCTATCATATAAAGCGTCGATCGATTTATCTAAATTATTAATAAGCTTAGACTTTTTCATATTTAAAGCTATTTATTGCTGCAATTAGGATAGCAACGATGTTTTTCTATAATCATTTAAAATATTAATAATATCTGCTTTAAGATAGTTAATGTGATATGGTACGAATCTATCTTCTTGTAGATAAAAGATGACACACTTTCGGCAACGGTGACCAGTCATTTGCTCATGCAAATAAGCATACATTGACAATTGTAACGCGTAAGTATTAAACTCGCAAGTATGTAAGTGATCAACCGGGCCGAGCATTCTTTCACCAAACGGTGAGCTGAATCTAAACTTCTTATTAGTCTTAAAATCTCCTACTGTAAACTCGCCCTTCTTATGTTCGAATATAAGATCAGCCATTCCAGCCACGTTGTAGTCCTCATTGTATAATAAACTCTCGCAATGAATCTTATCATGCCTATCGATGTGTTGATCTACTGCCCTATTGTAGGTTTTATAAAGCCAGCTGTAATTATCTTCCATATCACCATAGCTAATATAATCTTCTAGTAGTTTATGAATATTTGTACCCCTATCACAAGCTTTGTTCTTTTCCTTCTCCCACATCTCGAGGACCATTTCTTTCGACACACCTTCTCGTTCAGCTACCCTCGATGCATGGAAGTGTTTATCAAACTTCTTCTTATATTGACCTAGTAAAGTAGTTACAGATATAAACTTACCTTTATCTTTATGCGTGTAAGTATGTGACGCTTCATCAAAATTGACAATTTTTGCAGACATTAACATATTTTAATATAAAACTTGCAACTATCAACTAAATAATGGTATGGGTGTAAAGATTTCAGAATTACCAACATTTTCCTCTCCTCTCACAGGTAACGAGCTCGTAGCAATCGTACAAGACTCTATAACTAAACAAACACCTCTTACAGCTTTTGCTGCACCTTTAACAGGTGTAGGGGGAATGTTAGCAAGGACCGAGCTTTCTAGTCTTTCTGGGGGCTGGGATGCTACTAGGATATATGTATCAGCAAGATGTACAAGCTGGGACGCAGCAGCAACATGGTGCTCGACCTATGGGGGATCAGTAATAAACTGTGTTCAGTCAGGTTCAGCTCAAGGTCAAGTTAAAAGTACTACAGCTGCCGGCGCTGCAACTCAAGTAGCTGTAACAGGGCTTTTATCTACCTGCACTCCTACCTTTGCTAGTATAGCTATTGATACTAAAGTTCAAAGTGGCTGCATACAAGCTGGGTATTGTAGTACGGTTGCAGGAGGAAGCAGCTATTCTTCTATTGTTGGTGGTTACTATGGATGCGCTTGTGGTGTAGGTTCGTTTGTCGGAGGAGGTAACAATAATAAAACAACAGGTACTTATAGTGCAGTAGTAAACGGATGCTATAATACAGTAGCTGGCAACAACAGTGCTATATTAACTGGCACTAGTAACACAATTAGCTGTGCTATATCTGGCGCGTCAATCTTAGCTGGTACTGGCATTACTGCTCAGTGTAATGATACTGCTTATACACAGAAACTTAATATAACCGACATACCTACATCAGCTTCAGGATTACCAGTAGGTTCAATATATAGGACCGGTAGTGATTTAAAAATTGTAACTTAGCCTCTTGAATTTTGCTATATTGTAAGTAAATTATAGTATAGTTTAATTAGACATGAGCAAGCGGAATAGTGGTAATACAAAAAAGCAGGTAACTAAAGCTAAAGTAGTAGAAGCAGAAGTGGCAGAAGTAAAACCTACTCTAGTAGGTAAGAATGCTATCTTTCATATGGAAGGTGGTGTAGGTAAGCATGTGGCAGCGTCAGCTGTTATAGCATCATACAAGAAAGCTAAACCTGAGAATAATATTATTATAGTGTGTGCTTGGCCTGAAGTGTTTCTTAACAACCCTCATGTCAGTAGGGTTTATAGAATTGGTAACACGCCACACTTTTATAAAGATTATATTTTAAACCAGGATGTCGAGATACATTCACAAGAACCGTATAAGACAACGGACCATATTACTAAGAAGAAACACCTTATTGATTCATGGTGTGATTTAATCAATATACCTCGAGCGGGTACCGCTCCTGAGTTAGTATTAAACTTTAGAGAGAAAGAAGAAGCTGGAAGAATTATCCAGAACCCAACTAATAAGCCAGTACTTCTTATTCAACCATTTGGAGGACCTGGTAAGGAGCATCAAGAGACTCCCTATTCATGGACGAGAGATATTCACCCAACAGTCGCTCAAAACATTGTTAATGCTTTACATGAGAGGTATCACATTGTGCATGTTTGCTATGACTTGCACCCTCAACTAGAGAACGTTCAACGGATCGATGCTGGCATGCCTAAAAAAGTTCTCTTTGGTCTTTTACTTTACTCAACAAAGAGACTCTTAATTGATTCTTCTCTCCAGCATGCCGCCGCGGCAATGAACTTACCCTCAACTGTTGTGTGGGTAGCTACTCAACCAGAAACTTTCGGCTATGATTTACATAACAACATTAAACCTTCACAAGAGTTTCTAGAAGGTACTGTTGATTCATATCTATATGATTACAGCTTTACAGGAGCGCTTCATGAATGTCAATATGAAAATCCAAGTCAAATATTTGACGCTAATAAGATTGCAAATAGTCTAGTTTAACTTCTTAGTGTTATATGAGCCTTCACGTCTGCGGCGTGAAGGCTTTTTAGTAATAATTGCCATAGATATCATTATCATTGACATCCATATCATATACGTTATCTTTCGAGTCTTCATTAATATCCCAATCAAAGGACTTATCAGCAGAAACACTATCACCTGGTATGTTAGTAGATAGAACACCACTAAACGAGTTCTCAAATACCTGATCATTAACTGGCTCAATAGGCGCGCCAGGCTCGAATGAATATTCGTATCGCTTAGCTCTTACTCTATATACATATGTACCGAGTAAAGGGTTCATTGCTGAAACATCTTGATCCATTCGCTCTGTAATCTCATATACTTTAGCACCTCTACCGTTTGTTCGCATACAGCTTAATGCATCTATGACTACAAGATCACCAGCTTTAGGCTCTATAGACTGACCAACACTAGCATAATCAAACTTTGCTGACGCAGCGTTATAAAAGGTGTCTATATGTAAATAACCTGTAAACTCATCAGCAGCATCAAACCCGAAACTTTGCAATGAAATAGCCTCATTGTTGAGCTCAACATACATTTGAAGTTCTAGTGGACCTTGAAACGTTTTAGTAGGCTCTTCTCCGTATAGCAAATTAGCTGCAGATAAATTAAACGGGTTAAAGTAGTATTGAACATCAATACCGA